AATCCAAAAGCTTTAGCAGCTCCTACCGCACTTCTATACATAAACAAAGAAGGGGTAAAAACAAAATGGTCAGTTCTGTTTGTTAACTTACCATGTCTATCTGTACCCGGACCTCCGTATTCTATTTGATAAGAATCTCTTATTGAATCATTGGTATGAGAACGACTAGTTTTTCCACCAAAAGCTACTGCATAAACAATTGTGGCTTTTTTCTGTTTAGTATCTGGAGCTAATGCATGGATAGAAGATTGTATCTGTCTTTTATTAGGAACAAAGTTATGTCTATTAGGTTGGTCAGAAAAAGTAGTTTGAAGTGTTCCATCTCTGTGAATTGGACTCTCGTCCAATCTACTATTTATTATCATATCTTTCTTGTATTTCAAGCTTCCAAGAGACTCACCCTGAACCATATTCTTAGTTCTTCTGACAGTTTTTTCTCTAATTTCTTTTACAGGGTCTCTACCTGAATCAATAGCAATAGGCATCATTGGACCATCAACAGATTGACCTTTCATTCCCCTAAATCTACCACCTCCGTCATAGTCTTCCTCAACCCTAAAACCAGTAGAAGGTCCCGTCACCATACGCTTATTTGCTACTATCCTTTCTTCACTTACGGTTTCGTTAAACGATTCAGTTTTTAATTGATAAACATCTAGAGACGCATTTCTTGTATAAGACCTACCTCTTTTATTTTTCATTTGCTGTTCTCTTTCATCACCATGCAAAAATCTAGTCACGTCTCTCATCTTTCCAATTTCTTTTATAAAGTCATCACCTAGAGTCACTCTTAATTCTTCAATTTTTTGTGCAGCAGCCATTGCCAATTGGTTTTTATCTCCTATTCCAACACCAGATTGAGACTGTTTTGAATATCTATCAGATAACATAATGATGTCTGATATTATATCTATTGTTTCTTGAGTATCTCCTACTCCACCTGTACCAAATGCATACTGCGCTCCTTCTCCAAATTGATATTCTTCCATTGCTAATCTAGCAAGTTGGTCTGATTCCCCTTTACCAATGTTACTTCCACCTTCTCTATCAAATGATTTACCACTAGAACCCGGCGGTCCATAAAGTGATTCCATAACAGAACCTTTTTCTCCCGGTCCCATCGAACCCTTAGGTGTGTAGTTTGGTAATGAGTTTGGTGACCCAGCTAAAGCATTTTCTCCCATAATGTCTGCAATATCTCTTCTTGAAAGTAATGAATCAATATTATCGTTATCAAATGTTTGAAGAGAAAAAGAAGACATAACTTTTTCATCTCTACCTAATTGTGGGACTATAGCGTCGTCTCTATATTTACGATTGTAATTAGCAGCTTGATATGGGTCTGGAGCATTTGATATAGCTATAGCCTGCATTGCTCTCTGTATTTTTTGTAAATCAAATCCTATTTGTGTATTAGGAGATTGAACATACTTATCAATTTTTTTTGAATCAACTTGAAAGTTTCCGTAAAGAACTTCTTGAACTTTCATATCAAATCTCTGTAGCCTTCTAGCAGAGAAACGCCCAGCTGATGCTCTTACAAATCTTCCTGCTAAACCTGCACCTTGAGGTAACATACTTCTCAGTATGTTAGATGAAACCATAGCTGCTCCCCTGAATGCAAGTCTTCTCGTACCAGAACGCATTCTTGATTGAGACTTTCCAGATAATGATTTCATAGTGTTAGATGCTTGTAATGAATTATATAATCCACTTCTTAAGCCACCTACATTTGCTCCAGTAACAGAACTAAATGTTCCTAAGTTGTAAGCAAAGTTGTAACCTTTTTCTTTATATGAAGGAGTGTCTCTAAGGCTTTTATATAAACGTGGACTACGCAGTGAGCCTACAATATCCGAAGCAAGATTCCTCATACCACCCGGCATGATTATTCCCTATATGAAAGATTTAAACTTTTGTAATAGATGCCACCATCTATTTTACGTCCTTCACCTATAGATTCAATTTCATAATACTTTCCAGTAGATGGTTCATAAATTCTATCAGATGCTTTTACGTCTACATCACCCGGCATTACTAAGTTAAAATTTTTAATAACTGTATTTCTACCATCCCTATCTTCAGATTCACTAAGTAATGTAAATCTACTTTTTACTGAAGTAGCAGAATTAGTCCATGTATTACTTTCGATACCTCTTTCGTCAACTGAAGAACCTGTTGTTCTTTGTACGTTAACTGTATCTATTAAAAGTCTTCTAGGAAATCTTGATGGCATTATACAAAGAACTGCCTTCTAAATGGTGCAAGCAATGTTAAGTCGGCTGCTGTTAATACTGTTGCTGCATTTAGAGATAAACCGCCCGGATAGCTAACTGAGTAATCACCCATCCTTTGACTATCGGATAACATGAAGTTTGAAGGGTCGCTACTTGTTTGACCTTTTATTTCAGCAGCTTCTTGCTGAGAAGCTATGATTAATGTTGATTCTAATATTCTAGCAGCAGACCTTTCTGTGACTGCTTTAAACTGAATAGGAAGTTTTGGATTATCCGAACCAGTACGCGCATAATATCCAGCGTTGTATGTAACAACAATGTTTAATGGTTTTGCATAAGACCATCGAGTTCCAATTCTTGTGACTCTACCATTACTGTATTTTATAAAGTGTGCTTCATTACCCTCTGTTAATGTTGTTCCGTCTTCAACGATAGAAGTTATAGAGTTAACTGGTAAGTGTGTTAAGAATATATCATTTGTTTGGTCGCCTGTGAATGTTTCGACTTGTGTTGCTTGAACAACATCGTATCCGACATATTCTATAATAGCTGCCTCAACTAATGGAATTATATTATTAGTGAGATGTGTTTCTAGAGATGAACTAAGTGCAAACTGTACGTAGTTCTCAACGTCTGAAGCTGTACAGAAAGCCATAGTTTAGCCTCCTATGTTACTTAGATTCTTTTTCGACTTTGGCTGCTTTGTTCTCTGCAGGTTTCTGAGCTTTAGTTTTAGCAGGTTCTGCTTTCTTGGCAGGAGCTTTCTTACCCCAACCTTGCTCTTTAAGCCATTCAGTAGGATACTCTTTCCCAGCTTTACCGATTAAGTCAGCTTGGCTAACTGGTAAATCTGCTGCTGTTCCTTCCCAAATGTCACCATTAGGTAGCTTCCAAATATTCTTTTCTGGTATTGTATAACTCATAATTTATATCTTACTCCAATTATCTTTATTTTAAGTCTTTTACTTATCGGAACCTTTATCAACCTTCTCCTCATCAGAAACTTTTTTATCTGTAGGTTCTTTTATTCTAAATTGTTCCAGTATAGCTTCAGAGTTCTTAAAAAATTCTTCATCTCTAACTATCATTCCAAACATTTGTAGTTGAGTTTTAACATCTTCTGGATTCATTTTTCTCCTTAAGGTTAAAAGGGCGAATACGAATCCGCCCTTATAAACCATATTAGTCTTATTACATTTGTGTTATTTTACAGAATGCAGTCGGACGATAGATTGCAAATCCTAATCTCATTGTCAATCTTATTGCCAATTGATTCTTTGTAAAGAAATCACTATGACTATCGGATATAGCGAGGTCAACGCCTTCTCTCATAATTACTTGAGCAGCGTCTCCACCACCAAACTTACCAACTAACATTGTTCCTGCATTAACAACTGTAGATGGAACTACTTTTAGACCCCAAAGTCTTGGAGTAATAGAGTCACCAAATCCAGCAGCGGCTACGAATAAAGGATTCTTAGCTGCAGCACCACTTGTTGTGGTTGCAACATCTGTTACGGATGTCACAATTTGATACCAGTCTTCAGGGTTCATGATGATAGCGTCTGCTTCGACGAATGCATCTTTCCTGATTTCTGTTATTGCTTGATAAATTTGTCCGAGTCTTCCTAATTCTCCAGAGTATGAACCAAATGCAAAGGAATTAATTCCTGTTTTGTTCAATACACCAGTTAAGTTAGGAGCACTTCCGTCACCATCCATAAGCTGATTGTCTAATCTCAATTTCATCATTGTTGATAGTCTTGAGTTGACATATCCTTGGATACCAGCAACGTCTGATAGCAACTCATCTGTTACAGGTAAGAAAGTAGCAATCTTTCGGATTGACTCTGTCTTCTCTGTAAAGGCAAGTGCTGATTCAGCAGCGGCTGCACCCTCAGCAGCTTCTGCAGCTGCGTTTGTGAATGTTGATTCTTCAAGATATACATAAGCATTTTGGTTTGTTTGAATTTGGTCAAACAATCCGATAACGCTATCTGGATTTCTTAAAGCGGATTCCAATATTCCCGGAGCTCTTAGGCTCTCAGGTGGATATCCAGTTGTGGTCAAAGTTGTTTTAAATTCAACATTTGAATCCACACCTTTAACACCATTCTCATTGTATGCATTGTAAGCTTTTGTTTCTGTGAACATGGAACCAAGTGATTTTGGTCCTTCAGCTTGTTCTGCATTAGGAATAGCGTTTACAGGTGTTTGGTCAACTTCCATAGCTTTTTCGTTTTTGACTTTAGATTCTTCGATTTTTAAATCGTCAACAAGTCCGGATAGTTCAGTGTTGTATCCTTTGATTTTCTCTTTGGATTCAGCATCGTACTTGCCGTCTTCATTAACGCTGTCGAATGCAGCTTTAAGTCCTTCACGAGATTTGGCTATTTCAGTCTTGAGTTCTTCAATTTTACTCATTATTTAACTTAATCTCCTGTGATTAATGAATAAATAAATTAATATTTATTCTTCGATTATTAGTTCGGCTTCCAGTGATTCTGCAATTAATGCTTGGCCTTCTGCCCAAAGTGCATCAGAGTCATCATCTGTTTCATCAACAGCAGCTTCAGTTGTTTCCTCTTCTGATTCACCAACAGGAACAGTTTCTGCTTCAACAGCTTCTTCCTCTTCCTCTGATTCCTCTTCAGGTTCTACAACTTCTGGTTCAATAACTTCTGTTTCGGTAGGGGCATCTACTTCGTCTACGACTTCAGTAGGTGTCTCCACGTCATCTTTTGGTTCTTCAACCTCAACTTCTGCTTCTTCAACTTCAGAAACATCTTCAGCAGTTTCAGCACCGAAGGTGGTGATAAATTCATCAACTTCGTTCCAAGAATCCTGTAAGTCCTCTTGCACAGCGCGTAATGCATCTGTTGCTTTCATACCTAACTTCCTTCCATCCTTAGCACGTAACATCGCTATGGCGTTAGCTCGTGCCATCAAGTCACCGAATGCAGCAAGCACATCTTTGACTTGTTGTGAGAAAGAAACTGTTGTTCCCTCCTCGACATCTTCTTCTTTATCACTCACTTTGTAGTAAGTGTTACCATCGTTATCTACAATTTTCAATGTCTTACCAGACTTTTCAGCTGCTGCTAATGCTTTAGCTGGGTCTTGGTAGACTTCTTCTGTAGTAAAAATATTACCAATCGTTCTTGCTCTTTCAGATAGTGTATTAACGCTATCTTTAAGTTGTTTTGGTAAGTCAGCATCTTCACCTAGTGGTATTAAATTTAAAATTACTTTCATATCTGAAGCCATATCGTTAAGTAGTTTCATTGCTTCTACTTCAACATCAGTTAAATTGTTACTTTTGCCATCATTAGTTGCTTCTTCATATTCTTTATGAGTCTTGCATGGCATATAAACTGAATCTCCGTTCACGTCATGTGTGTGAACTCCTACTGCACAAGATAACTTCTTAGACCTTTCCATTGCTTCTCCCGGATTATCAAAGACATCTTCTGAATTAGCATACTTTTCATTGACTGTATCTTCGTTAGTAATAACTTCTTTAACTCCATCGTCAATATCTTTAAGTAATTCTGTATTTGATTTTATAGCTAATGTATATGTTTCTTGATTAGCTCCAACTAGAACTGGTGAAACTTCGAATACTGTTAAGTCTTTTAGAAATCTAACATCTTCTTCGTTTTCAGTTCCATCTTTCTTGAGCTTTCCATATTCAGAATCATTTACTCTATAACCAAAAGACCATTGTTGCATATCGCCCATGTTCTTTACAATCTTGTAAGCTTCTTTTCCTGACTCAGTGTCCATAAAAAATTCACCAGTAAAAGTAGCTTTATCATTATCTTCTGTGATATAACCTTTACCTATTGGCATGTCCCACTTATGAGCCCATACCATTGGAACATTTCCTGACTTGAATCCAGATTTAATTGCGCCCGGTTCTACAACATCACCATCTGAATCAAGAGAATTGAATACTGAAAAAACCGCCGAGACTTTTCCTTCCGTTTCCTCTTTGAGTTGGAAGTCTATTTTTTTAACTTCGTTATTTTGCATGCTTTAAAAAACCCCTCTGTATACAGTTTTGTTAAATATATCTTTATATTAAACAATAAGTGTAAGATTTAGTGTTATTTAGACTTAAATAATTTATTAAGAATTTGACCTGCTTACCTTCTCCACATCAGATGAGAGTGGATGCAAAGAAGGAAGTAAGTCTACGTCATAAGGCTTTCTTTTAAATAAACCCTTACTTAATGCATATAGAAAACCATTCACTCTGGCTAAACCCCAATGGTCAGCACTAGAGTTAGCATCTTTTTTAGCTGCTTCATTACCTTCATATGCAACGTGTCCCCTGTCGAATACTGCAACTAAAGTCCTTAAGTTTGTTTTAAACAAAGGGTCAGATGCATTATGTATTTTTACCTTATTAGCAAGTATGCTACTTACATTTTTTGAAACTTTTTTAGAAAACACTTCGTCTAATATTTCAGACTGAGTATCTAATGCTTTCTTTCTTCTACTTCTAACAAGTTCTTTTCTCTCAGCAATAATCTTTTTCATAGCAGAAAGTCCAATGTTTGAAACACCGCCCCATTTGATGTTGGCAATAGTACCATTCAACCTAGTGTTACCTTGATGTCTACCCATAAATCTTTCTCTTCTTCTCACCCAGTTCAATACTGATTCGCTTCTATCTCCTGATTGATACTTAGCCCAGTTTCTATAGGCATCATCACCAGTAAATCCTTTCTCGTCATCAAAACCATCTTTACCTCCACGACCAGCTAGTCTCCATATTTCAGGCCAATTCTCTTTTAAGTCTTTTGCATAAGAGAATGGGAACTGTTTATATTTAGAGTTAGATATCCTTACTTGCATATCATCTCCGGGACTTGGAAAGTTTGTCCTATCTTTCTTTGGTTTGTCTGCTTTAATATTTTCTGGTTCTATCTCAAAGTCTGATTCGTAAAGAACTTCTGCTTCTTCAGAAGAAACATTAATCTCATCTATCTCATAACTTTTCTTAGAACTCAATGGATGACTAGAAGGTAATAAATCTGTATCATAAGGTTTATTTTTAAACCTGCCAGTTCTTAAAGCATGTAACAAACCGTTAACTCTGGCTAAGGCCCATTGGTCACTTGATGTTACAGTTGGTCTAACAGAACCCGGATTAGTATTGTATGCACCAACACCCCTTCTAAAACTTGCTGCTAACATTCCATAAGTAGCTCTGTGCTTAGGTTTCTTTTCATTATGTGCGGTTACTTTACCTTGAAGTATTTTTTTAATTCTTGCAGAGATAGAAGCTTTAGCTAAGTCAATTGTTGTTTCATTGTAAGTATCGACATAAGCTTTTTTCATATTTTCTAAATACCTATCTGCTTCTGGTTTAGTTTTAAAACATTTAATAACTTCTTCATCATCATGTCCTACTACACACCACGAACCATTTGGCATTTGTGCTACATACTTCTCTTCACTTCTTGGCTCTTCACTTCTAACAATTCTATTATCTCTTGTGGATTCTGATAAGTCACCACTACCAAGTAAGTCTTTACCTTCTTCGTCAGGTGAGAATCTATCTCTATCTAGTAATGGTTGACCGTCCGCAGTTATTTGTACTGTATTCAATGGTCTTAGATAAATATCATGTTTATCGTCAGCTTCTAGTCCTACAACTTTTCTAGCTTCACCAATAGTTATCCATCCACCTTGTACACCTGTGTTAACTCTTTTGTACAACTCGTCCATATCTTCTTGTAAAGCTCTAACTTCTGTGTAATCAAATTCGCATTTAGCTTCACCATCAGCAAAATCTTTTAATAATAATTGATGACTCAATTCATTAGCAACTGTCTTCCACATAGGTATAAGCTTTTGTTCTGTAAAAAATTCTCTTAACTCGCTAGTGTTGTTGTAAGTTGCAGAATCTAAACCTGCACCAAGACCAGCTAATATTGCTGGTACACCAAGAACTGCTGATATCCTTTCTTCTGGTAATCTTCTAAGTTCTTGTAATTTCATTTGGTCTGGTGAAAAAGAAACTACGTCAACATTCATAGAGCCAGATAAAACCATAGGTGCTCCTCTGTTGTTTCCACCAAATTTAGTTTTGTAAGATTCTGATATTGCTTCAGCTTCTTCTCTAGTTGGTCCACCAAGTGAATCGTTTCTTGGTGAAAGAACAACACCCGGTACTGCCATGTTGTGTAATAAAGCAGCTGACCATTGTCCTGCAGCTTCATCACCTAAAATTTCTCTAAGTACTCCTTTGAGTGGAGCATGACCTCTCCTATGGTCATTAGGGTCAATACCTTGTCTTATATGAACCATGTCATCTACTGGGATTATTAAGGGTTCTCCATTACCATGCTGATAATATTCATAATGTGTAATGAGTTCTGTTTCGTTACCTCTTACTTGAACCATTCCCGGCATTATTGGAACTAACTGTACAACTTGTCCAGACTTGTTTCTATTTTTAAATATGAAAGCATCACCAATAGTATTGATTGCTAGAACTATGTAATGATTAAGTAAACCAGCAGACATAAAAGGATTTGGTCTTGCATAAAGTTTTGTTATCGGATGATTGTTTTGCTTTTCTATATTACCAAAAGAATCTTGCTTTACTACATTGAGAGTTGGTTCAGAGAATGCTGTTGATAATACATTAAGACAGGCGATGACAGCAGAGTTTCCAGAGCCATCTCCTATTTCTTTTAGTTGGTCAGACTCCCAAAAGCCAGCGGATGTGTTATATCCATACACTGAGGTATCGTTACCAAACATTTGGTTATAAGAGCTTTGTCTTACTTTTTGTTCTCTACCTCTGAGTGCATCAAAAGCTTTTTGAAATCTATTTTTATCTTCTGCCATTTATTAATAAGCTTCCCAGATTCTTCTCTTCTGCATTTCTTGTGCTCCTAAAGCTAAAGCATCAACCATGTCATCATGCGCACCTAAAGGGAATGTCAATAATTCCCGCTCTAAATCCGGTAGCCATGGAGCTTCTGCTTTAAGAAGTACATCTCCGCTTTCCATCCTAGCCGATAATGGCAATGCTTTGGTTATTTTGTCCTTATCTGCAGGCATTTCTTGTACTCTGAATCCTTCTCTTACTAGCATTTGAGATACTGTTTTAGATAAACCTACTTTTTCTAGTAGTACATGTGACCAATTATATCTCTTGTACATATCTGTTATTTGAGGAAGTATATCTGGACCTTCTACTTTAATTCTTTTAACATCATTAACAAACAATGTTCCATCAGAGTGTTTAGCAAAGTCTATAATAGCTGTATAGTCAGAACTCTCAGCAGTAGTAACAGCAATATCAGCTGCACCAAAGTGTTGTAGTTCTAACGGGTCCCACTTACCGCCACCACCTTGCCACAGTCCACTTTCATTTTTATCATAATAATTAATCCATTCTGGTTTTACAATAGATTGTCCATTCTCTACAAATTCAGCAAGATACTCTTGTGTAAATATAATTGAGCCAACTTCTTTTTTTGCTATCTCAACTTCATCAGGGTCAATAGCTGGATTGTCAACTGTAGAAAATCTAAATGTTTCCCAATTCTCATCATCTTGTGCAGCAATCCATAAATCATAAAACCAGTTATTCATTCCCATAGGTGTGGAAATAAATAATCCAGAACCTTTTCTTTCAGTAAGTGTAGGTCTAAGAACTTCTCTCCATACTTCTGGTTTAATAAAAGCTGCCTCATCCATAACTAAGAAGTCAAGTCCTTCACCTCTTAATCTTTGTGGATTATCAGCAGACTTTGCTGCAATGTATCCACCATTTTCAAAAGTTACTTCCATGTTTGCTAAAGATACTTTAGGTCTAATCTCTTGAGGGAATGACATAGCTGCTGCTTCGATTGCTCTCCAACCAACTCTTGCTATTGCAAATGTAGGTGCAACCCACCAAGCTCTTTTACCTTCAAGTGCTGCTTGCATACAAAGTTGTACGCCTAATCTAGTTTTACCAAATCTTCTACCTGCACAAAGTACTTTCCACCTTGCCTCCGATTTAGCTACTGACTCTTGAGCAGGATGTAACTTAGGTAGCTTTGCTGAATACTTTGCCATTAATCGCCTTCATACTCGTCCCAAGTTTCTAATAAAGCAAATACAGTTTCCTCTAGCTTATCTAGTTCCATTACAACCATTCCATCAGTTGTTCCATCTGGCATTGCTACAAATATAAAAGGTTTATTATTTCCTATAGCTGTATTGTTTTCATCGGACTGTTGCTTAGCTGCTTTGAACTTAGTCCATAAGGTTTGTACTTGTTTACCTGCTTTGACTTCTACTCTTACTTGACCTAGCCAGCTTTCTTCATGTCCCATCATTGAACGAAACTTTGTATTAGGTATCTTTAATTTCTTACGAGCAAGGTTTTGTTTTCTTCTACCTTTGTTACGATTATTTTTAGCTCTACGTGCAGCTTCACTTTTCTTAGGGTCATCTGAATTATATTTCTTCTGTCCCATAGCTACATTAAATCCCGGACCTTTTTCTCTTAACTTTCTTGACTTGTACTCAGAATAAGTTTCATCATCCTTCATATCAAATCCGTTATCTGTTGCCACGATTACCACCTAAACTTTCTTTTCTTTGCTTTCTCATAACTCTTATAAGAAGATACTGATAAATCATTTGGGTCTTTTTCCCATTCTACATCAACAGGAGTTTCAAACATTACGTTTCTAGAAATTTGTCGTTGTGTAGGACTATTGCATTTTGGACATTCTACATTTGGTTCTTCTTTAATTCCATAAGTAACTTCAAATAATAATTCACAATTTTCTTTTAAACATTTGTGTTCATATCTAGGCATCTTTGTCCTCGCTTAATATCCAAGCTGCAGTTAAATCCATAGTGCCAAACAATATAGTTATTACTCCTGTTAAGTATGCTTCTTCATACATTGCAAAACCGAATTCTATAAAGTGTGCAACTCCACCAATTTGTAAAGCATGTCTAACGTACTTCCTTAACCTAATCTTCATTATCCCTACATTTCATACATCGGCTTCTAAGGTGATTGATAGACCAAAACCATTCTCTACATACAAGACATGGAATCAAATCGTCTGGTCCTGCTTTATTGTCAATTGATGTATCCATGAAAATAGTATAACGATTTTTTTTCTAGAATACAGCTCTTCCAAAGAAGAGCCGATGATGGGAGGAGGTCGGTGTGGATGCCGACATAACTATATTACTTACTCCTGTATGACCTCGTGGTATTTCCAAAGGTCGGGCTATAAAATTTATTTAAGTATTTGTCTATGTAATAAAATAATTCATCAGTAGAAGGAATAATAAATTTATCTACTGTTTGTTTTTCTTTTGACATAGTAACTAAGTAGTCTGTTTCTAACTTTTGAATTTTGAATCTGCATCCTTTATAAATAATATCTTTCATCATGGTTCTTACAGAATACCACATGAGTTTGGTATTTAAAAAAAGAGGAATTCCCGCCTCGCAGGACGGGTTCTTAATTCCTCTGAAAAGTATTCCAACTATGGACTTCCATAGACGATTACATTTCAATTATAGCAGATTATACAAATATCCAAGAAGGCGTTTGATTTAGTTTGTTAAAAATCTTTGATAGCATTCGTACATCTTCTAAAGCAGAGTGAGCTTTATATTCTTCATCAAACATCCACTTAGCAATATCTTCTTGAGTAGCAGACATATCTGGATATCTCTTCCTGACTTCTTGTTTTGTATCTCTCCACTTGCATAATGGTTGAAGTAAATTATATTTCTCGCAAGTTTGGCTTAGAACTTCCTTATCAAATCTAAAAGCATTGTGTGCTACTGCAGTCTTACCAGTAAGAATACGAGATATTTCTCCATAGATATCTTTAAACTCATGTAAGTCATCTCTTTCCATAAATTGATTAGGTTCATATCCATGAATATCGGTAGCCCATTTGTGTTTTAGGAAATCTTTGTGGGGTTTTATAAACCAGTGGTACTCTTTCTGACTAGATAAATCTATTAAAGCTAGTTCAATGGGGTCATACCATCTCTTACCTTTGAAGTATCCTAGCTTTCTGTCTGGATTCTCTGTTATATTCGCACCAGTAGTCTCGAAATCTAGTATCACATATTTTTCATCTGACATTTCTTAACCTTCTTATTGAGTATGGTACTCCAAGTCCTGTGTTATGAAGCCATTTAAAAACATCGGCTCTAGTTATCGGACCTAGTAATGTAGGTTCTTCATCTTCTTGGAAGTAATATATCTCCCAGAAGTATTTAAGTTTTTCTTTTCTTGACTGATTTCGACTTTGCCTCTTCTGCGAGTCTACGCTCTCTTCGGATTGCTCGTCTTTCTCTCTCGGATTTACCACCCCAGATACCAAACCTTTCTTTTCTGACTACAGCAAACTCTAAACATTCCTCCTTGACTACACATTCCCCACATATTGCTTTGGCTTTTACAGTAGAACTACCTCTTTCTGGGAAAAACAAGTCTTGTTCCTTATCCACACAGTTCGCATCTTTGTAAAATGGTGGGATTTCTAGGATATCAGATAGCGTCGCTATAAACACT